TACACCTGACTCATTATACTGTTCAAGAGTGTCTAGCTCTTTCCAAACCTGTTTAAAGGTATCAAAATTTTCAATTGCGTCAGTATAGTAGTATACCTTTGGATCTAGTAGTTCTTTATTCATTTGTTTCTCCCTTTAGTATTTATTGTTATCGTAAAAATTTTTAACCTTGATAAAACCAACCAAAACGTATCTAATTGGTCCAGGGCCTACATGCTTTACTCCATGATTATACTCTGCAGTTCCTGGAAAAATAAGCATTGATCCAGGCTTTGGCTTAAACTCTAAACCATTGTTTGGAAAAAACAACTCTCCGTCAATGTAATCATCATTTAAATATAGTATAGCAGCATACCTAATTGATGGGTCTGTATCTTGATCTGTGTGAGCTTTTAACTCAACACCCTCTTGCATCCTTTGAATAGTTGCAAAACCGCTTAGCTCTATTGTATTGTCAGACTGTTGAACTAAATTATTTAATCTATCAAAGAGGTCTCTTTGAAATAAATGATGTTTTATATTTAAATTTTTATCTTGCCAATTTTGAGTAATCTCAAATTTTCCTTCAGCAACTAAATTATCTACGTCGTCTCTTCCAAATTTTTGCAAACAAAAGTTTTTTAAATTAGCATGATATTCTACAAACCAATCTTCATTTGGAGTAGAATCTATAATATTAAAAAACTGGTCTAGCTCTTCTTTAGATAAAAAATCTTTAACTAATAAAACATCATCAGTAATTTCCTCAATTTGAAAATTATCTTTTTCTAAAGCATCTTTTAAGAAATTAGGCATCTTTGTCTAAGTCCTCAACTTTATACTTATTGCCATCAGCATCTAGCTTCCAGCCTTCTTTTAAGAGTTCTTGCCATTCGGCTCTCTCAATTTCTTGCTTGGCTCTAGTCTCTTTCATTTCTGCAGCCCATGCATCTCTTAGTTCTTGTGGATAAGCATCTTCTTCTCTATCATCCCAGAAAGATCCGATGGTGTATCTGACTCCACTTTCTATTAGGGATACTTCGTGCATGTTACTAAATCCCCCGTCAAAAACAGCAAGCATTCCAACTTCTGGTTTAATTTCTAGGCTTTGATCTGGAAACTTGAGGAGCCCTCCCTCAAAATCATCATTTAGGTATAAGAAGCCTGCATATCGACTTCTTGTAAATGCGCCTGAGTTTCCTTTGGCATCTGTATTATCTGAGTGCACTCTTGCGTATGCTCCTGGCTCCCACTTTTGTGTATGGTACCCAATCTTAGAGATTGTTTTTGGATCTAAGTCATGAACTGAAGCAATTGCCTCTGGCATTGTTTTTTCAATATCTGAAAAGATAGTTGGAGATAGTCCAGCATCAAGCAACTCTTGATCATTGTCTTGTGGAAGGACAGAGGAGTATGATTCATAAAATGAAATAGGCATCCAAGAAAGTGCCCCGTTATCTGCCTGTGCATCTAAAGCTTGAATCATCTTTTGACAATCTTCTTTGCTTATAAAATTTTTATAAACAACTATGTCTTTTGTTAGCCTAACTTTATTTTCTAGGTTCATTGTAATCTTACTCCATTTTCTATGTGATTTCTTTGAGGATGTTCTAGTCTAAACTGATCTTCTAAACTTTTTTGCATTCCAGCCCAAACTTCTTTTCCAAACTCTTTTTCTTTTTCATACCAGTCATCTGTTCCTCTTTGGTATTTTTGCCAGTACATTCTTGATAAAAACTTATTTTTATTGTATGACGGCAAAACTCCATGCAGATACGGCTTTCCTTCTTCAGTTAAGTAATCTGGGTGCCCTGAAGGAAAAACTAAAAAGTCTCCTGCTTCTGGCTTATACTTAACAAGCTTATCTCCCATGGCAAAATCAACTTCTCCACCCTCGTAGTCATCATTAAAGTATGTTGTGCATGTTATTACAAATTTGTATCCTGGATAGTGACCTTGTTCTCTTATGTAGTCTGAATGATAGTTCATGCCAACTTTGCTATCTTCATTGCTTACATGATACTTTCCTATTGTTCCACCTGTCCATTTCCAAGTTGGTACAACATTTCCATACTCATCTATAGAGGTTTCATCTAAATCTACGTCAATGTTATATCTTTTAATATAGTCTTGTGTAACTAAGTGAAAATTTTCTAGTAATTCTATACCTAAATTTTTTTGATCTTCTTGAGTTTGTGTTGTTGTTTCTACGTTTTTAAAATTTCCATGTTTTTCGGAAGTAGAAAAAGAAGGAATTATTGGATTTAAGTAATCTCCAAAAACAGACCAAGTAGTCCAAGGATTAAAAATACGATCTTCTGTTTCAATTAAAGAATCAGTCAAGACCTTGTAAGACTTTGAAACATCTTTAAAGAGATTTTTATATACAAGAATGTGAGGATATATCTCTATTGCTTCAAGTTGATTATTAGGCCAAGGATAAGTCATGGTTGCCTTTCTCCTGTGTGCTTTTTAATTTCCCAAAAGAAAGGACATGTAAACCTTAAACCGCTCTTAATTTCAGTAACCCCGTGAACATAGTTTTTGTCTCCTGGGAAAAAATAAGCAGCGCCCTTTTTAGGTTTAAACTGAACCCCTTGTAGTGGGAAGTATAGCTCTCCACCTTCATAGTCATCGTTTAAATAAAACAAGCTTGATAAATCATAGTTTGGAAAATCATTAGGAGTTCCAGCATCTGGTCCTTCGTGAAGCTCCTTATCTGCATGAGGATTTTGAAATTGTCCAGGAAGCCATTTAACAATAGTTGTTCCAGTTGGATGAACTTCTACCTTATAAAATTCTTCAACAATTGGTTTTAGTCTTTGAAATAAACCAGCAATAACTGGTGCAATAGTAGGGTCATTTTTATCTAAAGATGGAGTGGTTGCAACCCTATCTTTCCAATAATCAGAGTCATAGGTAACTGTTCCGTTCTCATTCATATGACTTTCGGTTACATCCCAAATTGTTAAAGATTTAGCAGCTTTTTCAAGAAACTCTATTTCTTCTGGGGTCATAAAGTTTTCTAGCTCAACAATCATGTCTTTGCTATCTCCAAACCAGCCAGATGGAGTTATAGATGGTGTTCTTTTAACTACTGTATATGAATCTTTATTTTGTTCCATTTTTATATTATATCACCTTTCGTTTTATCTGTTACACCTAATTTTAATATTTTTACCTCATGGGATCCCTGGGTTTCTCTTTTTTCATTTACAGCATCTCTGTACCAATCTGTCCATTTGCCAGCAGAGTTTACTTCTTGTGCAGCAGACCCATAGGACATATTTGCTTCTAGTCTTTTTCTATCTTGATCTTCATAATTAACAATTTTAATGTCTGTACCATTTAAATTTGACAAAGATATAGGAATTATTGTGGCAACTGGGGTTCCCGCTTTAATGACTACCCTTTTGTTTGCTACCTTTGCTTTAATGGCTAAAGGTAAAGGATTATCATAAAAAGATGTGCTTATTAAAGATGACATGGTCTCAAACTCATCACTAAAATAATTTACTGGATTGATAGTAAAAATACTAACATCTTTGTCTGTTCTAAAAACTAAACCCGTATTTAAGCTTATAGAGGATTGACCTCTTCCAGAATAAGATCCTTCTGGACTAAATATTTCAATGTGATCTGAACTCTGATCATTAACTCCATCCCAAATAAACTCAATATCTTCTACACAGGAAAGACTCCAGCCAATCACATTTGACTGAGTTACTGGAAAACATCTATAGGCATGATTCTCTGATGTTGCATCCATCCAGTCTCTTTTAATCGACATAGGTTGAATGTCAAACAAAGCTCCCTGTGTTTTTTCAACCGAGATATTAAACATTAGTCTGCGTCTGCGCTATACATCTCTGGGGTATGAAACTTTTTACTGTAGTCAAGCATTGTAACTATAGAGTATTTAGTTCCAGAGGTTACTGGCATTGCTTGATGTGGGTACATAAAGTTTGATGGGAAAATAAACAAGTCTCCAGCATCTGCTTTAACCTTTAGATTTTGCAGTCTAAAGAAAAGTTCTCCACCCTCATAATCATCATTTGGATATGAAACTAAAGAAACTGTACAGTTATAAGAAAATCCATGATCATGGTGCTCCATAAAGTGTTGGCCTTGGCCATACTTAATAAAGTTAAAAGCTTCCCAATATTTTAAATTATTAATATTATACATCTTGCAATAATCTTCTACTGCTGGTGACTTTACATCATAAAGATCTTGCCAAAGCGACTGAAGGTTTAAGCTGATCTGACTTTTATCGTTTTCAATATCTGTTTTCTTAAACTTAAAGTCATTACAATCTCTATAGTCTGGCATTAGTTGTTTGTAGCCCACATATGCAGGTTGCCAACTATATCCAGTGGTATCTCCTTCTGGTTTAAGGTTATCTTCAAGTCTTTTTATTACATCAATTTCTTTTTTAATTACACCCTTGTAAACATATATTCCATTGCCAAGGTCTACCTTCTCTGTCCATGTTTGCATTTTATTCTCCTATTTGTATTCTCGTCTTGACCAAACTTTATTTTTATATACCCCGCCGTCAGGCTGTCTATAAAACTTCATGTTGTTAAACATTTTATCATAAATTTCAGACTGCCCCAATATCTCTACTTTGCTTTCCCAATTTTCTCTTTTAAATGGCAAGACCTGTAGATATGGAGTGCCTGCTGGAATTGTTCCTTCCCAGCCCTCCGCAATAAAAAATGGAAAACTTCCAAGTAGATGAACTTTATCTGAATCAACAATTCCTGTTGTATTTAAAAATGGTAAATCAAATCTATTCATTGGTGTCATAAACAGTGCACTATATCCTTCTGGAAGTTCAAGTCCCCAGTCCGAGCTCCAAGCAAAATGATGCTTGTAATGCCCTGCTGGATGCTCAAACTGTGGCATTGGAGGTCTTTGAGTACAGAAATCCTGATACCTTTTATCTTCAATCTTTACACCAATAACACCTTGTGTATTTTTAGAAAATATTAAATCGCAAGGAGTTTTAAAAACATACCCAGTTGAAAAAGCATCCATAATTGCAGGACATGCTTTCCAGGTAGGGATCTTTCCATAGTCATCTGTCGTTCCTTCTTTTGGGAAAGGACATGTTTCTTTTGGTGCATTGTAGTATTCATTATTAATTGGATTTTTTGCAAACCTGTCCGCATCTTTATACCAATCTGGAATTTCTTTTTGTGTTGGCGCAGGGACAGAAATACTATTTTTATTTAGCCACGGTCTAAAAGATCTAAAAATTGCCAAGTTATTCATCAATGACTCAATTCATTAATATCTGTCATGATGACAACACAATACTTTGTCCCTGATTTCATTGGCAAGGATGCATGCTCATAAATATAATTTGAAGGAAAAATTGCTATGTCTCCAACTTTAGGAGTGTGAATAAAATTATCTAATCTTGGGAATTTAATCTCTCCACCTTCATAATCGTCATTAATATATATTACTGCAGATACTGTGCAGTTGTAGGCTGGGCCATGGTCAGCATGAATGTTGAAGTGAGTTCCTTCACCTTCATACTTCACAAAGTTAAATGCTTCATAATAAACAACATTTATACCCCAATATTGTGCATAGTCATCTATACACATCTTTAATTTTTGATAGATTTCTTCGTGTAAATCAATGAGGCTTTCGTTATGCTCATCTTTTGGTCCAAGGTTTTCTTGCTTATATTTAAAGTCTACAGCGTCTCTTGCTTTTTTAATTGGAACTGTAGAGTTTGTTACTTGTGCTTCAGACCATTTATATTTCTTATCCCCTGAAAGATTGTGCTCAAGCGTATCAATATATCTTTCTGAGTCATCTTTTGAAAAAACATTATGATAAATATTTAACCCTAGTCCTGGGTTGCTAATAGATATATTACTTTGAGGCATTAGTCGTGCAATTCTTGCTGATGCAGTTTCTGATCTATCTTTAGTAAACCAATGATTATTATTTTCATCATACGTGTTCATGATATTTCCTATCTTTAAATGGTATAACTTTATTATAGCATAAGACTACTATTTAAAGCAAAATAAGGCTAGGGCTACCACTTACTTAGTGGACATTTAGCAGCTTGTAGCTGAGTTTTGGCTTTCATAAAGCATCCGCATTTTTTACATTGTGAGGTAAGCTTTATTAATTCTGGACAAGCGTTGCAGATGTCCATTCTTTTTTTAACTTTTTCTGTATCTGGTTCTTTAGCATTTTCAACAAGAAGATGCCATGGGCGTGTTTCACCTACAGACTCTTTCCATTTTTCCCAAGCGTTTGACATTTATTGATCTCCTAAATATTTTTCTGGTGCAAAAAATTTTTCTCCGTCATAAGTATAGCCTACATCTACTAAACTATCATCTTTTAGAGCAATAATATAAATTAAGTCAGAAAATGCTGCAATCAGTTTTGGGTCTGGATCTCTATCATTTTCTGGAGAACCAAACATAGCAAGAACAACATTATTAATCATAAAAACATAAACAAGCCTGTTAGTTGGTTGTAGTGTGCCCAATATAGATTTTTCTGAAATAGTAAAACTCTCTAAGTCTTCATTCCAAACAGAATAAATAGCAAGATTTTCTTTTCCAGAAATTACTTTAACTTTTATTGGTGATGATTTTGAAAGCAAGTTCCATCTGTCAATTAGGCCTTCTGGAGCTTTATCTTCTGGAAGAATAAATGAATGAAAGACATCCGAAATACCCTTACTGTTGCTTTCTGTTAACATTATATATTTAATTTATTTCCCCTTTTTAATTTAAGTATAGCATAACAAAACTTAAATTTCTATTTAGAAAATATTTAAATATATAGTTTTATATAAAAATATTACTTGTTATTTATTTCTACTTTTAGCAGAAGTAGTAACCACTAAGCACACACTGACAAGATGCGTTGTATGTATAAACATAATATGTTGCATCAGTGTAGAAACAGAACGATCCACAGTCACCGCCTACGTTACAAGCTGGACCTGCTGCAAAGTAAGGTGGGAAGAAAGGTGGGAAGAACGGGAAGTAAGGTGGGAAGAACGGTGGGAAGAATGGGAAGTAAGGGAAGTAAGGTGGGAAGAAAGGTGGGAAGAACGGGAAGTAAGGTGGGAAGAACGGTGGGAAGAACGGTGGGAAGAAAGGTGGGAAGAACGGAAAGAACGGGAAGTAAGGTGGGAAGAACGGTGGGAAGAACGGTGGGAAGAAAGGTGGGAAGAACGGAAAGAACGGGAAGAACGGTGGAAAAAATGGAGGGAAGAACGGGGCTAATGTTGTAATTGATCCTGATGCAGGAGAAGCAGTGCTTGTACCATTAGCATTAGTTGCTGTAACTGTATAGGTTTGTGAAGTTCCTGCGGTATCAGAAATAACAATTGGAGAAGTAGCTCCTGTTCCAGATGTGCCATCAGAGCCAGTAACTGTATAACTGGAAATTGTTTTTCCACCAGTTGCTGGGGCTGAAAAAGCAATTGAGTTTTGATTAACTCCAGCAGTAGGGGTTGGAGCAGCCATGGTTGCAGGAACTGTTGTTGCGGTAATAGAAGCTGATGCTGATGATGCTAGAGAAGTTCCCGCAGCATTAGTAGCTGTTACGGTAAATGTGTATGCAGTAGCAGACTGAAGTCCAGCTACAGTAATTGGAGAAGATGATCCAGTTCCAGTAAATCCTCCAGGACTAGATGTTACAGTATAAGAAGTTGCTGCTGGAGATAGCGCAGGTAAAGAAAAAGATACTGTTGCAGCACCATTATTAAAGGCTCTTGCAGTTCCAACATCTGTTGCTGTTGCTCCTGTTGGTGCCAATGGCTCTAAAAAGTCATTTGATGCTTGTGACTTCTTTCCAATCTTTTTACCTGATGCCATTTTTATCTCCCAATTTCTTATTTAATTTTTATTATGCTGTTAGATCGCCAAATACAACCCAAGTATTTGTTGCTCTCTTAAAGAGAGTTGCAGATGACCATTGAGTTCTTAGCTTTAATCCTGGGGTTGAGTTAACTGTTACTCCAGAGTCTCCAGCAATTGTTACTTGTCCTGCTCCAGTTTGAAGAATATCAATAGATGTTCCTACTGGATATGCTACTGCTGTATTTGTAGGGATTGTAATTGTTGTAGCTGTTGCTTTTGAAACTTCAATTAGTGAATCTCTTTCAGTTAATGCTGATAGTGTATAAGAATCTGTCTTTTGAACAATTGGTGTCCGTGAAGGAACGCCTTCCTTTGTTTGTGTACCGTCTGTAAATGCTACACCTGAAGCAGAGGCTGTAATTAATCCTGATGCTGTAAGTGCTGCTACGTTATTTGTACCAGTGAATGTTGGTGATGCAAGTGGAGCAAATCCTGAAATGCTTGCACCTGCAGGAATTGTTACAGTTCCTGTAAATGTTGGTGAAGCAAGTGGAGCCTTTAGTCCAATTGAAGTTGTTAGTGTTGTAGATAAGTTTGCATCATTTCCAAGAGCGGTTGCAATTTCTCCAAGAGTGTCTAAAGTTGAAGTTGCGCTATTGACAAGTGCTGATATTTCTCCACGAACATAGGCAGTTGTTGCAACTTGTGTAGTGTTAGTTAGTGCTGCAGCCGTTGGTGCAGTAGGAGTGCCTGTAAGTGCTGGTGAAGCAAGAGGAGCAAACCCTGAAATTGATGCTCCTGTGGGAATTGTTACTGTGCCTGTAAATGTTGGTGAAGCAAGGTCTGCCTTAAGGCCAAGGCTTGTTGATAATCCTGATATCTTAGACTGAGCAATGCCAGCTGAAGCATTAATATCAGCATCTACAATTGTTCCATCAAGAATCATTGTGCTTGTTACAGTGCCAGAAGGCAATGTTACAGTGCCTGTAAAGGTAGGTGAGGCTAATGGTGCTTTAGCATTCATTTGTGTTTGAATAGCAGAAGTAACACCATCTAAGTATCCAATTTCAACATCTGAAACATTAGCAACAATTGCCTGCTTGCCGCTTAGTTGAGTCTGGATAGATGAAGTTACGCCGTCTAAATATCCAATTTCAGTATCTGAAACACCAACAATTATTGGCTGATAAGTAGTTGCTGCTGTAGCTGAAGAAAGTTTGCTATTTATTTGAGTCTGAATAGGTGAAGTAACTCCATCAAGATAACCAATTTCAACATCTGAAACACCAGTTACAACTGATTGTTTGTTACTTAATTGTGTTTGAATAGCAGAAGTTACTCCGCTTAAATAATTGATTTCTGTAGGAGTTGCGGTTACTCCATCAAGAATATTAAGCTCTGCAACAGAAAGAGTTGCACCATCTAGAATATTTAATTCTGATGCGCTAGCAGTTAAGCTTCCAAGAACATTTATTTGTGCTGCAGTTACTGTAACTCCGTCAAGGATGTTTAGTTCTGTAGAAGTTGCAGTAAGAGCAACGGCTTCGTTAATATTTGGAGAAGTTAAAGTTTTATTAGTAAGTGTTTCTGATCCAGCAAGTGAAACAATATCAGCATCTGATACTGCTGTATTTAATTGAGCAAGAGTAGTTGCTAAAGTATTTGAAGTTAAGTTAATTGTTTTATTAGTTAATGTTTGAGTTGTACCGTCTAGGATAACGGTTCCGCTAGAATCTGGGAATGTAATAGTTCTATCTGCTGTAGGGTCTACAACTTTAATGCTAGTTTCAAATGCATTTGCAGTATCGCCTTCAAATTTAATTTCATTTTGAACATTAAGAACTGTACTGTCAATTATAGTAGTCATACCTGATACTGTTAAGTCTCCTGATACTGTTACATTTCCGCTACCGTCAGCAAGTAGAACGGTTCCTGTAGCATTAGGAATAGTGATAGTCCGATCAGCTGTTGGGTCTGTTACCTGTAAAGTTGTTTCAAATGCATTTGCTGTAGCGCCTTCAAAAACAACGCCAGTCTTTGTTAATACATTAAATGTAGCATCGAGTTCTGCAACTCCAGATGCTGCGCCTTTCTCTGTAAGAAGAATATAGTCGTCAAGAGATCCACCAAGGTCTTCAAGGTTTTTAAAATATGAAAGGTCGCTCCAGTGACTAATGCCATCACCAATTTTGAATTGACCAGTATCGGTTTCAAAACCAATTTCGCCAGCAGCGAGAATTGGGCCATCTCCATTATTTAAAGATATCCATTGAGCTGCAGTTCCTCTGCGCTGTTGCATTCTAGTTGCCATATTTAGTTCTCCTTCTGGGTGCTACCCATTACTTATATTATTATAACATCAATTTAATTGAAGTTATCCATTGATATTCCGCCATCCCATACTTCACTAAATAGTACTGTGTTGTATGTTGCTGTTTCTATCAAAGATCCTTCAGTATTATAACTTCCTGCTTCAACAAATATACTTGAAAGCAAACCATTTCCACCAATTGAGGTATCATGAATATGCTCTTGTAGGAATTCTGCATCTGCAACATTTGCAAACGCTCTCCAACTGCTATTATAAAAAATATGAAGTCTATTAAAGACTGTATCATAATATAATTGTCCATCTACTGGATCTGCAGGTGCTTCTGCTGCTCTTGGTACATTTGGTGCTTTAGTATCTACGTACCCTTTTGTTGCTGCGTGAGTACTTTCGGTTGGGGTAGCAACTACTACCGTTCCACCAAAGGAACCTCCATTGGCTACGGATAATCCGTTTTTAACCTTAAAGTCTTTAGTAGTAGTTGCCATTCCCGTCCTCTTTTCTTTTTACTGTATTTTTAAATTATGCTTCAACGTAAGTCTTGTGTAACTTAACTGAAGTGTCTGCTGCTGCAGCAGCTACTGTAAGAACAACATTTCCAGCACTGTATGCTGCAGTAATTGTTCCAAGAGTAGCATTGCTAATTACGTTAGCGTACTCTGTAATATATACATTGTTTGCTCCGTCTACTGTTACAAGAATTTCACTTGTTTCAATATCCCCAGACTTTTTCATCTGAACAAGATACTTAGCGCTTGAATAAGTTGTTGCTGACCATGTGTCAACTGTAGTTGCTGAAGTTCCAGCAGTTCCTGTTGAAGATCCTGAAAGTGAATCTGGATACTCCATAGATGTTGCTTTTGCTGCGCCAAGAGTTGGTGTAACAAAAGTTGGGCTATTAGTAAATGCTACTGTTGAAGATCCTGATTCATCAGTTAATGCTGATGCAAGGTTTGCAGAAGATGGTGTGGCAAGAAATGTTGCTACGCCAGTTCCAAGACCAGAAACATCATTTGCAATTCTTACTGTAAGTGTGTTGCTTGCGCCATCAATTGTCTTGTTTGTAAGAGTTTGTGTTGCAGCTGTTTCTAGTGTACCGTTTAGGTAAAATGCCTTACCAGAAGCAAGGTTAA